CATCACTTTCAAATTTCTTGATTCCGTACTGTTCCATTGCTTCTTGAAGCTTAACTTTCAACTGTGCTTCAGTTTCTTCAATCTTCTTTCTTTGGGTAATCAGATTAGAAATCTGTGTAAGAACTGCCATCTGATTTCCCTTAAATGCTTCAAGGGCTTTTTCTTCATCAGCTTCAGTTTCAACATTTACTGCATCTTCACAATCAGAAGGGGCTTTGTTGCATTTATCCTTGCATCCTTTCACTGTGCAGAAGAAACAACATCCTTCAAACTTTCCAACAGGGCATTCAGTTTTACATTTAATCATTTTCTAAAACCTCACTTTCAATTTTATAAACATCAGCGTATCTAACACCAAAATTCAAAGCTTCTTCATGACTATCAAAGTAAATATCAATGATTTCACCATTGTATTCTTCAACAACCCAGCTTGCTGTTCTATCCTGAACAACTACATCCCCATAACCTTCTATGTATAACTTAGTTCCAAAAGCTAAAGGGGAAGCTACCGAATAACCAGGGGTTAATTCAACACCCATTGCACCTTTTACAATTCCATTGGGTCTATTTTCAGCCCACGCACCACAACATTTTTTACAAGCACAATAAGCAGTGATTCTATAATTCCCAAGATAGATAGGTTCAATTTCTTCAGGTTTTGTTGTTATAGGTTCTACTTCTTGAACTTTTTCAGTAAAAAAATTTGGTTCTGCTGCTAATACGGTTTCAACTGGTTCATCTTTTGAAGTTGCTTTTCCAATTAGTATTCCAGTTCCTGTTCCAAGAAGCAACCCAAGAATGAACACAATCACCCAAGAAATAATTATTCTTTTAGCAAAATCCTTTTTTCTTTTCGTACTTCTTGAATAACTCATCTGTATAATCCTTTCTCAATTCAAGTGTGGAAAGAATATCTTCTTCAACACTATCATTGCATAGTAAGTAATAATAAAAACATGGTCTTTCTTGCCCAATTCTATTGGTTCTTTTCTTGCTCTGTTCAAACAGTTCTGAAGCTTGTGGAAGGGTAAAATAAATTGTTTTATTCGCTTTCTGAAGGTTCAACCCCATTGCACCAGCTTGATATTGAACAAAGATTATTGAATTGCTGTATTGCTCATATTCATCAAGCCTTTTACAAGAACCATTAACCAGGCTAAATGGTCTGTTCAAATCGTTTGCTATGGCTTCCAGTTCCACAAGTTCTGAAGTGAAGTTATAGAACACTACAAACCTATCATCAGAAGATTCAAGTAAATCCCTGAAAGCTTCAAGCTTATCTTTGTTGTATTGCCCACATAGCATTCTTGCATATAGTCTTTGTGTTAAAGCAGTATCACCAACTAATTCTTTACCTTCAATAGTTATTACCCGCTTCTTCATGAACTGTCTATATTCTTTGGTTGTTCCAAGCTTTATAGGAATAATGTTTGTTTTGGGAAGGTTAATACCAGCTTCTTCAGTTTTCATAAAGATTGCACCATGTGCAGCAAGCTTCTGTTTCAGCCTATCAACATTCTTATAACCAATTACATCTTTCCTAAAGAACCCATCTTGTTCAACCCATTCTGTTTCAATGTATTGCTTCCAGTAAAGTTCTTTGGATATATCCCAACCAAGAAGCTGAAGCTGTGAATAAAGGTTTTCATACTTACCGCCTGTTGGTGTTCCTGAAAGAAGAATTACATTCTTTGGGTTCATCTTCAGAACAAACTTTGAACGCTTTGCGGATTCATTTTGAATAAGGGAAGATTCATCAAGCATCAGGGTAAACCCTGAAAGTTCTTTTAACTCTTTCCTTCTCCAAGCTAATTCATAGTTGATAATTCCAATGCTTACTGTTCCACCATGATAATTAGCCCAAGCAACATCATGTGTAATGAATTCTTCCAGTTCTTTCTTTTTCGTAAGGTCATATATCCTAACACCTGGATAATACTTTTCAAAATGTTCAATCCAATCTTTGATTTTGG